TAAATAAATTACTGATCATCAAGGAGCCAATCTCTAGTAAAGCCTATTTTATTAGATTCCTAAAGTTGATGATCATAGAAACACCAAATTAATAACAAATTTCTTTTTAATACAATACGTGAAGTTTTCATTTTGTAATAGAGATTGGTTCCTTGGTGGTCAGTAGTAGAAGGGAGAAAATTTATGGAATGGATATTAAGTATTTCAATACTAGTTAATTTCTTACTTGTTATAGGTTGTATCTGTTTAGCAAGAGATCGTAACTGGTATAGAAAAAGCTGGTATGAATTAGCAAATCGTTTAGTTCAAAAAAGAAGGGAAGGTACAAAAACATGAAACTATCAACAAGAGGATTAGTAACGATTATCGTTGCATGTTGTTTTGTTGCTGATTGTTTAGCTATTTTAGTTAGAACATTACTTTGAAAGGAGGTGAAGAAATATGGGAAAGCCTGTAAAAATTCCTTGGTATGGTGATAGTGAGTACGCTAAACGTATTATCAATGAAATGAATCAAACATCATTTAAAGATACTGATCTAAAAGCAAAGCTCTTTACAAAGACAGTAGGCAAAGGACTTCTAGAATGTGAAGAATACTACATTGTTGTTACAAGGGGTGATGATCATGAATGATGAATTCAATATTTCAATTGAAGAAGTAATGAAGATAACTCACAAAAGCAGGGAGTTCATAATCAATGCTATCCAACAAGGTACATTTCCTGGAAGTGTTGATGCTTCAGGGAAGAGAAGAAATGTACATATTCCTAGAAAAGCATTTGAGGATTATATGAATCATTTCAATAAAAGTCCTAGCGAAGAGTTGATTATTGCATTGCTTAATTCTTTAAATGAAAAAAGTGCCCTCAAGGAAGGCACACAACATAACCAACCAAATTATAAATAAATTCAGGAGGATTTGCAATATGAGATTAACTCAAAAAGCACAGGTTACATTGTTTGGTGCTTGTGTAGCAAGTTTAATCTTTGCAGGAACTGGTTATGCTCAAGCTAAATCAGTAGAAGCAAAGTATGAAGAACAAAGTAAACAAATTGAGTTGTACAAGAATGAACTCAATGATATGCAAGGTCAGCTTCAAGAATATACAAAGTACAAAGCAATGTACGAGTGTATTGCAGTTGAAAAGGACCAACTACAAAAAGAAGTTGAAGAGCTTTCTAAATGAAAAGCTCTAGGGGTCTTTAGAATTACCGCGTATTGGTACGGAGAAGATGAGTATGGAGATCTAACCGCTACAGGAGTTAGAGCTCAAGTCAATCATACAATCGCTGTAGACCCTAAAATAATCCCATATGGAAGTGAAATCATGATTGATGGCCAAATTTACGTGGCTGAAGATTGTGGAGGAGCAGTTAAAAATAATGTCATTGACGTATGGGTGGAACATCAAAGTAACAGCTTTGGTGTCAAGTACAAAGAAATATACATCAAGAGGGAGAAATAAAAATGGATAAGTTTCTAGAAAGTATTATTCAAGCTGCTAAAGATGCGGGTGCAAAAGATATAGATATTGCCAAAATTTGTTTAGACGATTTGACAAAGAAAATTGATGAAATGGATAAATTACAAGCAGTTAATTTAGAATCAAGAATTTATTTTGAAAATGATGATTTGGTTATTGATTGCATTGCAATATCAGACAAACTTGGATTTGCATTTTTAGAAAATACATTTGATATTTCAAAAAGAGAAGTAATGGATATATATAATCCAGCAGCTCTTGAATTTACAAAATGTACACTTCAATTGCAAGAATTAATTAAAAGTAAGATTCACGAAATGGAAGGGGAAAGTGAAGATGTCAGTGAAGATTAATGCATTAGAGTTAGAAAATGTAAAAAGAATCAAGGCAGTTAAGATTGATCCATCACAAAATGGATTGACTATTATTGGTGGAGACAACAATCAAGGAAAGACTTCAGTACTTGACAGTATTGCATGGGCTTTAGGTGGGGATAGAAATAAACCTAGCAATGCTGCAAGAGAAGGTTCAACCATTCCACCAGTTTTAAAGGTTACGTTAAGCAATGGAATCATTGTTGAAAGAAAAGGAAAGAACAGTTCTTTAAAGGTTACGGATCCTAGTGGAAAGAAAGCAGGGCAAAACTTGTTGGATTCTTTTATTGAACAACTAGCTTTGGATTTACCAAAATTTATGAATAAATCTAACAAAGAAAAAGCAAATGTTCTTTTAAATATTATTGGAGTTGGTGATCAACTAGCCATCTATCAACGACAAGAAAATGAGCTTTATCAAGAGCGATTGACATTAGGTCGTATTGCTGACCAAAAAGCAAAGTTTGCTAAAGAACAACCTTTTTTTGAAGATGCGCCTAAGGATTTAGTAAGTCCTCAAGAGTTAATCAATCAACAACAAGCTATTCTTGCTAAAAATGGTGAAAACCAAAGAAAAAGAGAAAAAGTTACTCAATATGAGTATCAAGTTAAAACTTTGACAGATGAAGTAGCACGCTATGAACAAATGCTCAAATCAAAACAAGAGGAATTGAACAAGGCCACTTATGATTTGAGTGTGGCCAAGACAGATGCTTTAGATTTATTAGATCAATCAACTGATGAACTAGAAAAGAACCTAGCTGAAATTGAAGAAACAAATCGCAAGGTTAGAGCAAATCTAGATAAGGAAAAAGCTGAAGAAGAAGCTAAAGGGTATAAGTCGCAATATGACAACCTTACAAATCAAATTGAAGATGTACGTAAACAAAAATATGACTTATTGAACAATGCGGATTTACCATTGCCTGAATTAAGTATTGAAGATAATGAATTGACTTACAAAGGAAAAAAATGGGACAGCATGAGCGGAAGTGACCAATTAAGAGTTTCTACTGCTATCGTTCGTAAATTGAATCCTGATTGCGGATTTGTCTTATTAGACAAGCTAGAACAAATGGATCTAAGAACTTTAACAGAGTTCAATGCATGGCTTGAACAAGAAGGATTACAGGCTATTGCAACAAGAGTATCTACTGGTGATGAATGTTCAGTGATCATTGAAGATGGCTATGTAAAAGATACTGGACTTCAACCAATAAATCCTCAACCGACATGGAAAGCAGGTGAATTCTAATGGATTTTGAGATTACTGAAGGAGTAATAAACGGAGCACAAAAAGTTGTCTTCTATGGTCCTGAAGGAATTGGAAAAACAACTTTTGCTTCAAAGTTTCCTGATCCTTTATTTATTGATACCGAAGGATCTACAAAAAAATTAAATGTAAAGAGATTACCAAAGCCTACAAGCTGGCAAATGCTGATTGCAGAAGTTCAATCAGTCATTCAAAAAAGATTTTGTAAAACACTTGTTATTGATACTGCCGACTGGGCGGAAAGATTATGTACGGAAGCCATCTGTGTAAAACATGGTAAATCAGGTGTAGAAGAATTTGGGTATGGTACGGGCTATACCTACGTTGCTGAAGAATGGGGAAGATTCCTTAATCTTCTTCAAGATGTCGTAGATGTGGCCAATATCAATGTTGTTTTAACAGCTCATTCAATTATTCGTAAATTTGAACAGCCTAATGAAATGGGTGCTTACGATCGTTATGAGTTGAAGCTAGGTAAAAAGACAACAGCACAAACTGCTCCAATTACTAAAGAGTGGGCTGATATGGTTTTGTTTGCCAACTACAAAACATTCAGTGTGGCAGTTGATGATAAAGGTAAAAAACATAAAGCTCAAGGTGGCCAACGTGTTATGTATACAACACATCATCCATGTTGGGATGCAAAAAATAGAGATGATTTACCTGAAGAATTGCCACTTGATTATTCAGCAATTGCTCATTTATTCAATAATCAAAAAAATGTAACACCAACTGTAGCTGTTCCACCTGTTACAAATACAGTTCCTCAACAACAACCAGTAGTTGAAGAAATCAAAGTTGAAAAAGAATTGAAACAAGGTGGTATTCAAGAAGCAGTGCCAACTGAAAATGCAAATGTAGTACAACAAACAGATGAAAGTAAATTGCCAACAGCATTGAAAGATTTAATGAGTCAAAGTTTAGTAACTGAAAAAGAAATCAGAAAAGCAGTAAGCATGAAAGGCTATTATCCTGAAGATACACCTGTTGAAAATTATGATCCAAACTTTATTAATGGAGTATTGATAGGAGCATGGCCACAAATTTTAGAATTTATTAATACAAATGTAAGAGAATTTTAGGAGGAAATATAAATGGATAACAGAGGAATTGATAACGGACATGAATTAGGATGGGATGATGTAATTGAAAATGATGGTGAGTTTATCATCCTACCACCTAATGATTATGATTTTGTAGTCAAAGGAATGGAAAGAACAAGATTTAATGGTTCAGAAAAAATGCCTGCTTGTAATCAAGTAACTGTAGACATTGCTATTGATTACAATGGGCAAGAAGTAATTATTAAACATAAATTATTCCTTCATTCAAAAGTGGAAGGTTTATTGAGTGCTTTCTTTAGAGGAATCGGCCAAAAGAAAAAAGGTGAACCATTAAGAATGAACTGGCCATCAGTTCCTGGGTCAACTGGAAGATGTAAAATCGGTACAAGAACTTATAACGGAAATGAATACAATGACATCAAAAAATTCTATCCAAAAGATGAAGCACCTCAAAAACCAGCTTTTAGTGCAGGACAATTCTAATGGAATTAAGACCATACCAAAAAGAGGCACACGATTCGATATTTGAAGAATGGAACAAGGGAGTCCAAAAGACTCTCTTGGTTTTGCCTACTGGATGTGGAAAAACGATAGTCTTTGCGGAAGTTGCTAAAGACTGCGTTAAACTAGGGGATAGAGTTCTTATTATGGCACATAGAGGGGAACTGTTAGACCAGGCAAATGATAAGATTGCTAAATCTACAGGTCTTAAATGTGCTGTTGAAAAAGCAAGTGAGACTTGCATAGGAAGCTGGTTCAGGATTGTTGTCGGTTCGGTACAAACATTACAAAGAACCAAGAGATTAGAACAGTTTCCAAAAGATTATTTTGACACGATTATTATTGATGAAGCACATCATTGCTTAAGTAGTGGATATCAAAAAGTTTTAGAATATTTTGATACAGCTAAAGTTTTAGGTGTAACTGCTACACCTGATAGAGGAGATATGAAAAATTTAGGAAGCTACTTTGAAAGTCTAGCTTATCAGTACACATTGCCAAAAGCTATTAAAGAGGGTTATCTAACACCTATAAAGGCACTTACGTTACCGCTAAAGATGGATTTGTCCGGGGTCGGAGTTCAGTCTGGTGACTTCAAGGTAAGTGATATAGGGACTGCGTTAGATCCATACCTTGAACAGATAGCTCAAGAAATGAAAAAGTATTGTAAAGATAGAAAGACAGTTGTTTTCCTACCTTTAGTAAAAACTTCTCAAAAGTTTAGAGATATTCTAAACAACAATGGATTTAAAGCTGCTGAAGTCAATGGAGATAGTAAAGATCGTGCAGAAGTATTAAAAGATTTTGAAAATGACAAATACAACGTCTTATGTAATTCAATGCTTCTAACTGAAGGATGGGATTGTCCATCAGTAGATTGCATTATCGTTTTGCGACCAACGAAGGTGAGAAGTCTTTATTCACAAATGGTCGGTCGTGGTACTCGTCTATGCAAAGGCAAGGACCACCTATTACTACTAGATTTCTTGTGGCATACGGAACGTCATGAACTGTGCCATCCAGCCAACTTGATTTGTGAAAATGAAGAAGTGGCCAAGAAAATGACACAAAATTTAGAAACAATGGCAAGTTCAGCACTTCCTGAAGATGTACTTGAAGCGATAGATATAGAAGAAGCTGAAGAACAAGCTGTAAGTGATGTCGTTGCTCAAAGAGAAGAATCACTTGCTAAACAGTTAGCTGAAATGCGAAAAAGAAAAAGAAAACTTGTTGATCCATTGCAATTTGAAATGAGCATCATGGACCAAGACTTACAAAGTTACGTTCCTACATTTGGTTGGGAAATGGCACCAGCAAGTGAAAAACAAATAAAAGCATTAGAAAAATATGGAATCTATCCTGATAGTGTAGACAATGCAGGAAAAGCAACATTGCTACTTGATAGATTACATAAAAGACAAGAAGAAGGTTTAGCAACACCTAAACAAATAAGACTTCTTGAAAATAAAGGATTTAAACAAGTAGGCACATGGTCATTTGAATCAGCTAGAAAATTAATCAATAGAATAGCTGCTTCAGGGTGGAGAGTTCCTAATGGAATAGATCCAGCAACTTATAAAGAAGGAGATTAACAATGGAGTATACAACTGATTTATTAGAAATACTGAATAATATAGATCCTTCTTTGCTTGACTATCAGGAATGGTGCAATGTTGGAATGGCACTCAAATATGAAGGTTATACAGCAAGTGACTGGGACTACTGGAGTCAACGTGATTCTAAAAGATATCATAAAAATGAATGCTATAGAAAATGGGAGTCTTTTACTGGTTCAGGTGTAACAGGCGGAACTATTGTTCAGTATGCTAAAAATCAGGGGTGGGTTCCACCAATTAAAGAAAGTGGCCATGAACTTGATTGGAATGATGTTATTGATAAAGATGAACAGGTCATAGTTGATAAGAATTGGATTGAAGGGAAAGAGGTCAAAGAACCTCTTAACTGGAATCCAGTAGCTGAATTGATTACTTATCTGGAAACGCTTTTTGATTCTACTGAAAATGTAGGATATGTAACTAAAACATGGCTTAAAGATGAGAAACATTTGCCAACACAAGGATGTTGGGATAGAACAGCAGGAAAACTTATACAACAGTTGAATAATTGCAAAGGTGATATCGGTGCAGTTTTAGGCGACTACAACGAAGAAGCAGGTGCATGGATACGATTTAACCCGTTGGATGGAAAAGGCTGTAAGAACCAAAATGTGACCGATTTTAAATATGCTCTTGTAGAAAGTGATTCAATGGCAATCGAAGAACAAAATGCAGTATTGAGAGAATTAGAACTTCCAATAGCTTGTTTAGTTCATTCAGGTGGTAAAAGCCTACATGCGATTGTAAAAATCGAAGCTGCAGATATGAAAGAATATCGTAAGCGTGTTGATTATCTCTATAACATTTGTAAAAAGAACGGACTAGATGTTGATACTCAAAATAGAAATCCTTCGAGACTTTCAAGAATGCCAGGAATTACAAGAAAAGGAAGAAAGCAATTTCTTGTTGATACCAACATTGGTAAAAGTTCATGGGATGAATGGTATGAATGGATTGAAAGCATCAATGATGATTTACCTGATCCTGAATCATTGAGTGAATTTTGGGATGATATGCCTCAACTTGCACCACCATTAATAGAAGGAATTCTAAGACAAGGACATAAAATGCTTATTGCTGGACCTAGTAAAGCAGGTAAGTCATTTGCATTGATTGAAATGTGTATTGCAATTGCTGAAGGAACAAAATGGTTTGGATGGCAGTGTGCTCGAGGAAGAATATTGTACATCAATTTGGAATTAGATAGGCCCTCATGTCTGCATAGATTCAAGGACGTTTATAAAGCACTTGGTATCAAGCCTAATTCTTTGTCTAATATCGATATTTGGAATTTAAGGGGTAAATCTATTCCTATGGATAAACTTGCTCCTAAATTGATTAGAAGAGCTTCTAAAAAGGATTATATAGCAGTAGTCATAGATCCAATTTACAAAGTAATTACTGGAGATGAAAACAGTGCTGACCAAATGGCTAATTTCTGTAACCAATTTGACAAGATTTGTAATGAGTTAGGCACATCAGTAATCTACTGCCATCACCATTCGAAAGGTTCTCAAGGTGGTAAAAGAAGTATGGACCGCGCTAGTGGTTCAGGTGTATTTGCACGTGATCCTGATGCTTTACTAGATTTAATTGAATTGGAATTAAATGAATCACATTACAAACAGTTAAGAAATATGAGTGCATGTAGAGTTTGTGTCGATTACTTAAAAGAACATAGACCTGAACTTTTAAATGAACTATCTCAAGATGATGTCTTATCACAAACTATCATGATTGATTTTTGTAAAAGTAAGCTTGGTCATGACTACTACAAAGAACTTGATAATCTTATCAATGAAGCACGTTCAAAAGCTACATCAATTACTGCATGGAGAATTGAAGGAACATTGAGGGAGTTCTCAAAGTTTCCGCCAGTTAACCTTTATTTTGAATATCCAGTACATGTATTGGATGAAGATGGGGCACTTCAAGATATTGATCCTGATGATATAAAACCTCAATGGGAAAAGGCTAAAGAAAGAAGACAAGAACAAGCAGCTAAAGCTAAAAACAAGAAAGTAACTCAATTTGAAATAGAATTCTCAAATATTGAAATAGAGGGTAGAGAAGTGCCTGCTGATGAGCTTGCGGAAAAGATGAATTCCAACACTAAAACTTTATTAGGTTGGCTTGGAAAAGGAAAAAGAAGTAATGAGGAATTAGTTGCAAACTTTGAACCTTATTATGGAGAAGATGGAAAAAGATATATTAGAAGAAAGGATAATTAAGGGTGCGACCGACCATGATGTGTCGCATAGTCGCATGGGTGGGTGCGACCGACCTATATATATAAATATATATAAATATTTTGTCGCACCCCTTTAATGCGGGGGATGAACGTTGTGCGATAGCTCACGCACAACAACATTCACCCCGCACACTAAAGGGCACCAAACCTAGAGCACCTAGTTAAAAAAATGATAAAAAATCAAAAAAGAAAAATTGAATTTTTCATGCCTATGATCCCACCTACTACAACTGCTCAACAGCATAAGGTGAACATGGGCACAAAGAAGTTTTATGATCCACCAGAACTTAAAACGGCAAAGGAAAAACTCAAAGCTCATTTGATACCGCATATTCCTGATAAGCCTTTTGATGGACCTTTAAGATTAATCGTCAGGTGGTGCTTTCCGATTGCTGGTAAACATCATGATGGAGAGTACAAATATACTAAGCCTGATACGGATGATTTGAATAAAGCGTTGAAGGATATCATGGAAAGGTTAGGTTTCTATGTAAATGATTCAAGAGTGGCCAGTGAGCTGATTGAAAAGTTTTGGGCGGACATACCAGGTATATATATTCGATTGGAGGAATTGGAATGATTAAAACAACTAACATCAATGATTACATCTCATTACAGGTTCTTAAAAATTACTGTTACTCTCATGGGGAAGATGACTGCGAAAACTGTGAGCTAGACCCTGTATGCAAATGTATGAGCAAAATTCCTGCAGACTGGGATTTAGAACGTTGTCCAGTGAATGAAGGTGATTCCAAATGAGAAAACAAGACGTAGCAAAACCAGTAGATCGTAAGAAGTGTCCATCTTGTAAATATTTCAATCAAGACAAGAAACGTTGTTCATTGAGAATGTGTAAAGATCAACCGAGCTTGTTCGATTACATTGGGAATAGGTTCTAGTTATGACAGTCAAAAGATTTGTTGACGAGAAAAAAGGTGAATACTGGAAAGAATACAAAGATGGATATTTCTTTTCAAACTTTGGAAGAGCAAAGCATGTTTATAAAAATGGCAGTGAATATTTATTAAGTCCGTACATTCACAAGACTTCAGGGAAAACAGTTTTAAAAATACATGGTCAAGCTTATACGGTTTCAAAAATCGTTTATGAGTTGTTTGTTGGTCCTATTCCTAGTGGATATAACATTATCCATAAAAACAAGGTTAGAAGTGATAACAGTCTTGTAAATCTTCAATTAGCTACGCCAAGAGAAACAGGTTTTCACTATGGAAACAGGAACCGAAAGGCAATTATTTATGATGCAATAAATGACTGTTATTACAAGTCGACTAGAGAGGCTGCAAAGAAGTTATTTATTTCAAGGCAAACAGTAAGTGACTACTGTAGTGGAAAAAGAAAGAATCCCATGTTCGATTTGTCATGGGAAAGGTGCTGTGATTAATAAAAGTTAAGATGTAAAAAAATCTGTAGATTGCAGAAAAAACGGTACTAAAAGAAGAGGAGGAACAAAAATGAATAAACAGGAAATTGAAAAATTAGATAAGGAGTAGATTTTGAAATGAAATTTTATGTAATTTATGAAGAAGCCTATGGTTATTATAAAGGAAGTTGTGTTTTCAAAGGTGTAACTTCATTTCGAGGGTTTGATTTAAAGGTTTTTAACAATAAAAAAGAACGAGGAGAGGCACAAGAAATTGAAGAAACTGAATTTGAAATGCCTGATTATGAGTACAATTATTTCGGTGATATTGTTGGACAAGTAGGTGGCGGATTTTATTATTATACTTTACGTTTGCACATTGAAAAAGCCGTGTGGAAATATAAAGATATTGGTTTTGAGGAAGCCTCTAAAAATGAATATTTTAAAATTTTCATTTCCGAAAAAGAAGCAAAAGAATATTGTGATAATTTAAACTACTTATCAGTTTTGTTTGGACCAGAATTAAAATATTTAAAAAACGCACCTGATAATTATATTAACAAGCCATATTATTATCAAGAGAATGATAAAATTGTTGAAGAAATTCCAACAACTATTTTCCAAATTCAAAAATTATTTGCGGAGCATAAAGGAAAGATTGCTCTTTCAAAAGAAAATTTAAAATAAAATATTTTTATTGAGAATATTCATGATTTTTATCTCCAAAAAGATAAAGAAAAGCGTCGACTTTTCATTATATTAAAAGAACTAAAAGAAGAAAGAAAAAGAGCTAATCAATACAAAGAAATGTAGAAAATTGTGAGGTAATAGATGATGAATAAAATAGAAGAATTTAATGTTGATGAATATATAGATAAAGTAACGGAAACAAAAAGGATATTTAGACAATCGCTTGAAAAATATGGCAAAGAACCACAATGTAGACAAGCTATGGAAGAATGCGCTGAACTTATTCAAGCAGTGAATAAGATGCTACGCTATGAAGATAGGCCAGCCGAACCGAAGTATTACGCTAATTTAATTGAAGAAATAGCCGACGTGGAAATCATGCTATATCAACTAAAAGTGATGTTTAATATCAGTGATGATGAAGTGTTTGCTTTTAAAGTAGAAAAAGCAAAGCGAGAACAAGAAAGGTTGAAAAAGTTATGACAGCGGAAGAAATGTTTAGAGCAAAAGACTTTGTGCCTTTCTTTGAAACACCAGCCTTATTTGTATATGAGAGTTTTTCCGAGCGTGATATCGATAGAATAGATATAGCTTTCTATAAGTATGATAAAAAATTTTTAGTTTATTATGTCGATAGGGACGATCCAGTTGAAATCGATATGCCTTTATTAAAGGCGATCAACAAGCAAATAGAGGAATATGGGTGGTAATAATGAATAAATCTAAAAAAGAATATATAGTCTATGATAAACAAGAAAACGTTGTTATGTTAGGAACATCAAATGAAATAACAAAGAAGTTAGGCATAACGATAGGGACATTTTATAGCTATGTAAGTAGAGGAGATTTATCAAAAAGCAATTATAAAATTTTTGCTACAAATTAAATATGAGAAATAAGCAGTTAAGAAATGTTAAGAAGGAGGGTAATAGATGATACCAATACACACATTATCAATTATGCGCAATGAATTTCGTGCGTACAAGGGTTTAATTAAAGAACGCAACAAATTAATCGAGGAGTATGAAACTCCTCTCAAATCGCTTAAAAATGAGCTTTTAGAGGTTGAGGAAAAACTGAATCAAATTAAGTCTCCTGGTAAAAGTGATGGACTAGGTGGATTTGTTCAGGATAATGTTGATAAGTACAATCATCTGATTACTAAAAAAGATGAGTTGAAAAATGCAGTTGATAACTACATCAAAGAATATGGCAATGATTCTTTTGAAGAAGAACTTGAATTTTGGAATGTGCGTATTGAAACTGTTGAGTATTATCTTGATCATATGGATGCGCTTGACAGAAAGTTCATTGAAGACTTCTATTTTAATCTTCCAAAGCATCAAGTTATGGAACGTTACAATATAACTAACATCAAAAGCTTATATCGAAAAGCCGACAATATTTTGAAAAATTTATTATAAAAATAGCAAAAAAGTGCATCTATGTGGAAGATTCTCCCCTCATTTGGTGGTATTATGGTATCGTAAGGTTTTGATGAAAGACGTTACTTTCCCTTCAATGATGTATGTTTTAAAAAAGTTCTCAAACGAGAGCTTTTTTTGTTTTACAAGGCAGGATAGTGAAATGGTATCACACAAGTCTCTTAAGCTTGTATTCTAGGTTTGAATCCTAGTCCTGCAACCAACAGTTTACAAAGGAGGTGTGTCGTTATGACTGAAAAGCAAAAACTGTTTTGTGATGAATATCTAAAGGATCTAAATGGCACACGTGCCTATAGAGCTATATATAAAAACATTAAAACTGATAACGCTGCAGGTGTTCGAGCAAATAAGCTTTTGAAACAAAAAGATATTGCTGAATACATCAATAAACGACTAGAAGAAATACACAATGAAAATACTGCTGATATTCAAGAAGTCATGGAATATCTGACATCAGTTATGCGAGGAACGAGTAAAGCAAATGTTCTTGCTCTAGCTGGTGATGGTTATCAAGAAGTCGTTGCTAAACCGCCTGATGAAAAGGAACGGTTAAAAGCTGCTGAATTACTTGGTAAGCGTTTTGGTATGTTTAAGGACAATATTGATATTACTTCAAACGGTCAAACAGTAATTGTAGATGATATCGAATAAAGTCAATTTAAAATCAATCATTGGTCCAGCTTTTTATGATGTTCATAAACATATCAAAAATAATGATTTCACCCACTACTGGTTAAAGGGTGGCCGTGGATCATTGAAATCATCGTGTATTGGAACTGAAATTCCTTTAGGTATCATGAGGGATGCAAAAAAAGGATTAATGAGCAATGCAGTTGTAATCAGACGTGTAAAAGATACTTTGAGAGGTTCAGTTTACGAGCAAATCAAATGGGCCATTTATATGTTGAAAGCTGAAAATGATTGGGAAATTCCTGATTCAAAGCTGCAAATGACATATAAGCCAACTGGCCAAGTCATCATATTTAAAGGCGCTGATAACCCTAAAAAGTTGAAATCAACTAAGGTATTTATTGGCTATATTAAATATGTTTGGTATGAAGAATGCGATGAATTTGAAAGTTATGACAAGATAACGAATATCAATCAGTCGTTGCTTCGTGGTGGTCCTGAATATTGTGTCTTTTATTCGTTTAACCCACCTGAATCACAAAGAAGTTGGGTAAATAAAGAAGTTCTAGTTAAAAGAGATGATTCTTTTGTCTCTCATACAACTTATCTTCAAGCACCGAAAAAATGGCTTGGAGAGCAATTTCTTATTGAAGCTGAACACATGAAAAAGACAAAGCCTGAAAAATACAAGCATGATTATTTAGGCGAAGTAACTGGTACAGGTGGAGAAGTATTTACCAATCTTACAATAAGAGAAATTACAAATGAAGAAATCCAAACATTTGATAGATTAAAGAATGGTTTGGACTTTGGTTACGCTGGTGACCCATTAGCATATCTTAAGATGCATTATGACAAGACGAGAAGACGTCTTTTTATTTTTGGGGAAGTATATGGTACACGTTTATCCAATGCAAAAGCAGTTGCGAAAATTAAAAAGCTTAACCCATTGAATAAATTAGTAACGTGTGACAGTGCAGAACCACGTACGATAAACGAATTCAAGTTGCTTGGATTAAAGGTAACTGGAGCAAAGAAAGGACCTGACAGTGTAGAAAATGGTATCAAATGGTTACAGGATTTAGAACAAATTATTATAGATCCAATTCGTTGTCCAAATGCTTCAAGGGAGTTTAATGATTATGAAATTGAAAAAGATAAAGAGGGAAATCTTAAAGGTGAGTTTCCTGATAAAAATAACCATACAATTGATGCTGCACGATATGGTTGTGAAGCCGACATTATCCAAAGTAAAGCTAGAGCAGGCAAGAACCGTGCTAGATATGAAAATTAGGAGGTATCCACGTGTTTACGTTCACAATAGATAGTTCAAATTATGATGAAACAAAGTTGAATCTTGTTCAAATTGAAGAGTTGATCAACAAACATCGTAATTTGATTGGAAGAATTAAAAAGAATCAGCGATATTATGAAGCTAATCATGATATTAAAAGAAGACAAAAGAAGTTGAAGACATCAGCAAATAACAGAGTTGTTTGTAATCACGCTAAAGATATCAGTGATACAGCAACTGGTTATTTTATGAACAGTCCAATTTCTTATGCAAGTTATGATAATCAAAATAAAGAAAGCATTGATAAACTAACGGATGCATTTGATAAAGCGGATGTGGATGATGTCGATAGTGACAATGCACACGATATGAGTATTTGTGGTGTCGCTTATGAATATGTGTATATCAAACAAGGTGAAACTGAAATAGCAGTTAGAAATCTTGAACCTGACCATACATTTTTAGTATACGATGATACGATAGAGCAAAATCTTCTTTTTGGTGTTTATTATTATCGATACAAGGATGTAATCACCAGTCAGCAATGCTATCGTGCGACTGTATGTACTAAGAATTACATCACTACAATGATTTTAGAATGTAACAATAGAAATAGGCATAGGTTTATTGATAAACCAGTTAAGCACTTTTTTGGAGATGTTCCAATCATTGAATATCGAAACAATAAGCTTTGTATTGGCGATTTTGAACAGCAAATCTCTTTGATTGATGCTTATAACAAGCTCATGAGCGATAGGGTTAATGATAAAGAGCAATTTGTTGAATCATTGCTTGTTATTTATGGTTCGCTGATGGGTGATGACAATGAAGAAGTCAGTGAAACAATGAAGATTCTAAAAGAAAATGGTCTTCTAGAATTACCTGCAGAAGCAAGAGCTGAATATCTTTCAAGAGTTTTTGATGAAGCAGGGATGGAAGTATTAAGAAAAGCAATCAAAGAAGATATCTATACATTTTCTCATGTTCCTAACTTAACTGATGAAAATTTCGTTGGTAACAGTTCAGGTGTGGCCATGGAATATAAACTTTTAGGACTTCAAATGATTACTGGAGAAAAGGAAAAGTATTACATAAAAGGATTAAAAAGAAGAATTGAATTGTTCTGCAATTATTTAAATATAAAAGCAATCGTAATAGATCCTGGAAATGTAAAAATCACATTTACTCGAAAACTTCCTAAAAACTTGAATGAGTTAGCTCAAATGATTGCCAATTTAAGTGGAAAGGTATCAAATGAAACATTGATTGAACAACTTCCTTTTATTGAAGATGCTCCAAGTGAAATGGAAAAAGTCAAAAAAGAAAATGAAGAAAGCGTAAAACTTCAACAGCAAATGTTCAAGCAACAAAGTGATGTACCTTTTAATCAAGACGAGGAGAACAAGGATGATGAAACAGGAAATGACACTGATACAAAAAATGATGCTTCAAATGTTAAAGGTAATAAACAAAATTCTAGCATTCCTAATTAAGAAATTAAGATGATATGAAGAATGAGAAATATTGGAAAAAGCGCCAAGAAGAAAAGCTTTCATCTATTTTGAATGATGCACAAGTAGCAAGTGAATATGTTTCAGATATCTACAGTAAGGCTAGTCTTTACACTCAAAGTAAAATCAATGGTATCTTTGAAAAGTATAGAGATGGTCATGGCTTATCAAATGCCGATGCAAAAGAAATGCTTGATTCTTTGATAAGCGATAGGGATTATAATCAAATAAAAAGAATACTTGAAAATAATCCAAAGACCAAACAAAGAAAAGAGCTTTTAAAGAAATTGGATACGCCACCCTATCAATATAGAATCAAACGACTTGAAAATATGCAAAGTCAGTTAGATAAATTGATGAATGAAGTTTATAAAGTTGAAAAAGATGTAAGCACTGATTGTTATATCAACAGTGCTTTTAATGCTTATTATAGAAATGTATATAATCTTCAAAAAGGCATGAAAGTTGCTTATCAGTTCGATATGTTGGATCCTGAACTGATAGACAGCATGTTAAAGTCAAGATGGAGTGGTAAGAATTATTCCAATAGGATTTGGGATAATACGAACGCACTGGCCGAATCTTTAAAAGATGAAATGCTGATGGGCGTTTTAACAAACAAGACTGAAAAAGAAATGGCCGACACGATTATGAATAAGTTTGCTGTTGGTGCTTATCAAGCAAGACGACTTATTCAAACTGAAAGTGCAGCAATGACAGCATTTGCTGATCAACAAGCTTTTAAGGATGCTGGCATTGAAAAAGAAATGTTTATTGCAGTACATGACAGTAGAACATCCCAAATTTGTCAGCATCATGATAGAAGCATCGTAGAAATAGCAAAAGCTAAAGTAGGTGTCAATGTTCCACCTCTTCATCCAAATTGTCGTTCACACATGATTCCTTATATTGAGGGCGTTACTGATGCTATGAAGAAAAGACAACGCAATCCCGTTACTAATAAAGATGAAGTTGTGGATGTTAGTGAAAATTATGATCAATGGTTGAAAAGACAACAAGAAGAACATGGTGTTGATACTGTTAATTCTTTCATGGAAAAAACAAAGAATGCATCTAGCGATAGAAAGCAGTATAATAAATACATTGATGTTTTAGGTAAAGAAAATATGCCAACTTCACTATCTAAATTTCAAGATATGAAGTATAATGATGTTGAGAAATTCAATGATTTAAAATTGCATTTTAAAGATAGTAAGTTGCAAAAGGGAATCACTGAATCTTACAATTTGACTTTACGAGAAGGTCAACAAGGGAAACACATTTTAGGACATAATAATTATCTTGAAGGAAGAAGTTATATAGTTGATGCATCAATGAAAGATATACAAGAATGCATAAAAAAACATGCTGGAAATGGTACAATAAATCGATATAGAAATGGAGACTGGGATAACACAGAGTCTATAGTTGATAATTCAATTGTTGGATATGTATTAAGTATTGACAAGACATGGATAGCAACAAATAAGTTTAAAATACATTATAGTAAAGAGAAAGGTACACATATGGTACCGACACTAAAAGGAGTAAAGAAAAATGACTGAAAGAGAATTGTTTGATTGTTTAGGAAAAAATGTAAAAATCATTTTTAAAGATGGTCAAATTTTAGAAGGATTTTGTGAAGGGTTTGATACTGAAAATGATAATGCTCCTAGAAAGGCATCAATTGATATTAGACAGAAAAATAGTTCACATTGTGTTGTGGCATTTGCTGATGAAATTGAAAAAATAGAATTAACCGACAACTAGTCGGTTTTTATTTTGCCTAAAAAGAAAGGATTAAGAGAAATGTTAAAAGCGTTATTAATTATATTTGTAATAGCAAAAATTCTAGGATTGATTACCTGGCCATGGTGGATTGTGTTATGTCCATTGATTATAGCGATGTTAAGTCCTATTATAGTTTATTTATTTTGTTATATTTTAAGCAAGAAATAGAAACTTGCTTTTCTTTTATTCGTAAAAAGGAGGGCTTTATGTCACAAGGATTAAGACCTCACTTTCATCAAGAATACATTGGTAGAAGTGAACAGTACTACAATAAAAAGAAACATCTTTTAATAAAAAAAGAGCAAAAGATATGTATGATATGTGGCCGAGAGAGATACGTAATTACTAAATGTTATGTACCGCCGCCAAATAGAAAAGAAAATTCAAACGGGTAACTGAGAGGTTGCTTTTTATTTTACTAAAAAGGAGGCATATTATGGCAAAGTTAAGAGTTATTCATAACATGGTTGATACTAGATGTGGAATCACAAGAAGAACTGGAGAAGTTTTTGAAGTGAACGATGAAGAACGTATCAAAGAGTTATTAGATGCAAAAGTAGTAGAAGAAGTAAAAGAAAAAATTAAACCTGATAAATAAGCAATTACTGATTGTCTTTTTATATGTCCAAAAACTTATGACACTAAAAGATGGGATGGTCTTACGGACCTTAACTGGAGGATTTTATGAAAGAAAAATTTTTATTTCCTTTAAACATTCAATTATTTGCTGATGATGGTTCCGGAAATGATTCAGGAAATGATAATGATCAAGGAAACGATGGCCAAGGTAATGACGGCCAAGGAAATGATGGTCAAACTGGCCAAGAAACGAAGACTTTTACTCAAGAGGAACTAGATAGAATCGTTCAAGGAAGAATTGCGAAAGAACGTAAATCTTGGGAAAAGCAATTGGAAGAACAGCAAACAGAAGCTCAAAAACTAGAAAAAATGAGTGAAAAAGAAAAGAAAAAGTATCAGGAAGAAAAAAGAATCAAGGATTTAGATGATAGAGAAGCAGCAATTACACGTAGAGAATTGACTGCACAAGCAAAAGTACAATTGGCCGACAAAGGAATTCCAACTGAACTTGCTGAGATCCTTATTTTAACTGATGCCGATTCTTGTAAAAAAAGTATCGAAACAGTAGAAAAAGCTTTTCAAACAGCTGTGCAAAGAGCAGTGGAAGAAAGAATAAAAGGTAGAGAACCTATGAAAAAAGCTAAAGATGCTAAATTAACTGATGAGGAATTAGTTTATCAAAAAATGATGGGAAAATAGGAGGTAATAAAATATGGCAATTAACACATTAGCAACAGCTACTTTATTTCAAGAAACATTAGATAAAGTAGCTATGCACGAAGCATTAACAGGATGGATGGAAGCAAATGCAGGAGATGTAATCTATAATGGTGGTGCTGAAATTAAAATTCCTAAAATGTCTTTACAAGGATTGGGAGATTATGACAGAGATAATGGATATACACAAGGCTCTGTAACATTAGAATATGAAACAAGAAAAATGACACAAGATCGTGGACGTAAGTTTTCATTGGATGCAGTAGATGTTGATGAAACTAATTTTGTCGCAACTGCTTCAACCGTTATGGGAGAATTCCAAAGAGTTCATGTTGTTCCTGAAATCGATGCATATCGATTATCAAAAATTGCAACAGATGTTATTACAGCTAACAAAACAGAAATGATTGAATATGGATATACTCCTGCAGAATCAACTATTTTAAGAAAAATGAAAACTGGTATTAAAAAAATCAGAGATGCAGGATATAACGGTGATTTAATCATCCATGCAACTGGAGATGTTATGTTAGAACTAGAAATGTTCTTATCAACAAAAATGCAAACAGCAACAATTTCAATCGGTGGAATTGATTTAACAGTTCCAGCAATTGATAAATGTGCAATCATCGAAACACCTCAAAATCGTATGTATACTTCTATCAAAATGAACGATGGAAAAACATCTGGTCAAGAAGTAGGTGGATACGCAAAAGGTACAACTGCAAAAGATATCAACTTTATGATTATTCCTAAACCAGGTGCGATTGCGGTTTCTAAACAAGACAAAATGCGTATCTTTGATCCTAATACAAACCAAAAAGCTGATGCATGGGCAATGGATTATAGACGTTTCCATGATGTTTGGACAAAAGACAATACATTACCATTAATTTATTTAAATATTAAAGATGCTGCGTAATAGGAGGTCTTTTTGATGAAAACTATTATCAATAGCAATGTTGAAAGAATTATCGAAGATGAAATGTTAGAAAAATATAAAGCCTTAGGCTACAAAGAAATTTCATCTTCAAAAGCAAATGATAACGCTCCTGAAAATAAGCCGTTATCTAAAATGAAAGTTGATGAATTAAAAGCATTAGCAACAGAATTAGGAATTGAAAATACAGACTCACTTACAAGAGATGAATTGATTGCAGTAATCAAAGAAAAGAAAAATGGATAAATTAAAAGAGCAGTTTAAAAAACTAACAGGAGAAACTGATGAAGAATTGGTTTCTTCTTTTCTTTTAAAATCTCAAAATACTGTATTATCAAAAACCAATCGAAGTGAGTTGATTGATGATCTCAATGATTATGTTTTGAAATTGGCCATTGCACTTTACAATCGTCAAGGAAACGAGGGGCTTGCATCTTATAGCGAGGGTGGAGAGAGTGAAAGTTATCAAAGTGAAGATGAAATTCTTTCAGGTATTTCCAATTATCGCTTATCAGCTATGGCAAGGAGATTGAAAGATGAAAAAAAGAAGTCTCAAGAAGTTTCAAATTAAAACTTACAGTGCTGTAAAAGATGATGAGGGCAATGTCATTGAAACCTATAGTGATGAAGCAAATGAAGATGTAGCTCTTATATGGCCAGCATCTTCAAAACTTCAAACTGAACTATATGGTATGCGTGTAAATGGTATCTTGAATATGCATTATTATGGCTCTCTAGCAATTAAAGAGCATGACATGATTAATTATGAGGGTATCAGCTATAAAGTCATCAGCATTCAAAATTTCAAGCGATTTAAAGCAATTGAGATTGAAAGAGTATGACAAGCACTGATTTTAGCAATCTCATAAGAAAACTTTCAGCGTTGGACAACCAAGCATGTCAGGAGGTTGCAGTTACAGCTGTTAAACAAGCAGGTGTGATGGTTCAATCTCAAGCAAGACTGCTGATATCCAGTGATACTGGAGCATTGGCCCGTTCAGTCAAGGTAAAAAATGAAGTCAAGGAAAACAAGGCAACAGCCACTGTTTACACTAATTCAGCTTATGCACCTTACTATGAATTTGGAACTGGTCCTAATGGAGAAGCCAATCATCAAGGTATTTCTCCTCAAGTATCACCCAAATATAAACAAACAGGTTGGATGATACCTGCAGATGCGATGACAGTTGATAAAGCTGAAATGTATGGTTTCAAGGTTGCTTATAAAGATGGTGAAGTCATTGGCTACTATACCAAAGGTCAAATGGCAAGGCCTTTTATGTATCCAGCGCTGCATGATCAGGAAGATACCATTAATAAAAATACTGAAAAGCTATTTAAAAATAAAATAAGGGAGCTATGTAAAAAATGATTAATGTTAAAGATATCGTTTATAAAGGATTGTCTCAAGTTGTTGAAAATGTAAGTGATGCTTATCCACAAAACTGGAGCAAAACACCTGCAATTCAATATGTTGAGGAAGAAAATAAGCCATATGAATTTACGGATGATAAGGAACAGCTTTCTTTTGTTCGCTTTAGAATCGACATATGGGATATGAAAAGTACTTCACAAACAGCATGTGATGTAGATGATATCATGTCGTCTCTAGGATTTTTAAGAACGACATGTGCGGATGTTCCTGACCCAAGCGGTTTAAAACATAAACAAATGAGATATGAGGCAATCATTGATTGCAAAAAACAATTTATTTATCACACAAAATAAAGGAGGAGTAGAAAATGTTAGCGAATGGAGCAACATTAGAATATAAGAGTAAGTCAGTAACAAGCTTTGCTAAATTAAAAGGCTTGAAAGAAATTCCTGAAATTGGAGTGGATCCTGAAAAAGTAGATAATACTGATTTGGAAGCCTCTCAAAAAGTGTATGAAATGGGAATTGGAGACCCAGGAGACATCACTTACAAATTCAAATATGAAAATACTGAAACTGACAGTCCATATCGTATTTTAAGAGCATATGAAGCATCAGGAGAAACTTTATCTTTCAAAGAAACATTGAAAGATGGAACAACTACTGAATTCGATGGCCAAATTTCTCTTAAGAGAACTGGTGGCGGTGTCAATGGTGTTATTGAATTTGATTTAAATATTGCATTAGCAAGTGCATTTAAAATTACTGATCCAAAAATTGTTTAGGAGGCTGAAAAATGGGAGTATTAAGTGGAGAAACCGAAGAAGTTCAAGCAGAAGTCGTTGAGGCACCAAAAAGAAAACCTTTTACCATTTGGGAAGTTGATGGTAAAGAATACAGATTAAAACTCACTACTTCTGAAATTGTCAGCTTAGAATCAAAATTAAGAGTTAACCTATTAACGATTATTTCTAGTGCTGATGATGGTTCATTGCCACCATTGAAAGTAATGTTATTGATTACACATGGTGCAATGAAAAAGTTCCAACATGGAATCAAAGAAGATGATGTCATCGAATTATTTGATAAATATTGTGAAGAGGGCGGAACTCAAATGACATTCATGACGGATGTGTTCTTGCCAATTTATCAGGTAAGTGGTTTTTTCTCCCAAGCTCAAGCGGAAACGATGGACAAGAGACTAGTGGAAGCGAAAGAGCAAATGTAGAAAACATAGAATTTGAATATGTATCTGATTTAATAAATGAACTATATCCAGTCGCTTTAGATTGTGATATCAGTTCATTTTTATTTTGGGAATCTTCGGTACTTGAAATCACTGACTATATCGAATCGTATCGAAGAAAAGAAAAGAGAAAACAAAAGCAAATAGCAATCGACAATCATATTCTTGCTGATCAACTGCTTAAAGGAATATCAGTTATTTTCAGTGAAGAAAATAAAGCTATTGAAATCAATGAATTATGGGATTATTACCCTGGATTATTTGAAGAAGAAAAGAAACAGCATCTTATTGAACAAGAAGAAAATGAATTTGAGAACTTTAAGGCAAGAAGAATGAAATTTGCGAATGCTTACAATAAAAAATTTAAAGGAGATGATTAAAAAGACACTAGAAGAATTAAAAGTTATCATCTCAGCTGAAACAAGCAAATTCAAGAATGCATTGAAAGATGCGACGAATGAAGCAAAAACATCAGCTAACAGTATTGAAAGCTCTACTGGTCGAATCAGCAGAGCAGTAAGTGGAATTAAATCTATGGTAGCAAAGGTTGCTGCAGGTTTTGGTTTGTACAAATTAGGAAAAGAAGCGATTGAGGTTGCTTCCAATATTACTGAGGTACAGAACGTAGTAGATACAGCCTTTGGAGATATGTCATGGAAAGCCGAGAGGTTTGCACAAAATTCCATTCAACAATTTGGTATGAGTGAACTCTCAGCCAAAAAGACAGCATCTACATACATGGCCATGGCATCAGGTATGGGACTAGGTGCTGACAAAGCGAGTGATATGGCTATTTCTTTGGCTGGACTTTCAGGGGATGTTGCATCGTTCTACAACATTTCACAAGAGTTAGCGGATATCAAATTGAAATCAGTATTTACTGGTGAAACTGAAACCTTAAAAGATTTAGGAATCGTTATGACACAAACTAACTTGCAATCTTACGCATTGAGCCAAGGAATCAGCAAGAATGTAAGTGACATGTCACAAGCTGAATTGACAACTTTAAGATACAACTTTGTATTGAATCAATTATCAATGGCTCAAGGAGACTTTGCGAAAACAAGTGGAACATGGGCCAACCAAGTGCGTATCTTGCAAGAACAGTTCAAACAGTTATTAGGAATCATTGGTAATGGATTGATTGCTGTATTGACACCAGTCATTCAAGTTATAAATATGATTATTGGAAAACTCATTACACTAGCAAATGTAATTGCAGGTGTTTTTGGCAAATTATTTGGTAAAAAGAGTGGAGCAAAACAAGCAAGTGCTGGATTTACTGCTGCAGGTGATTCAGCTAAAAAAGCTACAGCTTCAACTGGTGGCTTAAATAAGTCATTGAAAGGTACTGAGGGTCAAGCTAAGAAAACAGCAAAGGCCTTAGGCTCATTGGCATCATTTGATGAAATCAATACAATCAGCGCAAGTGATTCATCAGGTTCAGGTGGTTCAGGCAGTGGAGCAGGTGGAGGCGTTGGTGGTGGAGGCTATGATATAGATCCAATCGATTGGGACAGTGCTTTTGGAGAACCTGATACGAGCGGTATCGATAAAGCAGTCGACCATGTATTGAAGAAAATTAATTCTATCAAGGAATGGCTCGTACAAAACAAGCCAATCATTCTTTCATTGATTGCAGGTATCGTTGCTGGATTCCTTACTTTTGAAGTGATCAAGAATTGGGGTACGATTATTGCTGCAGTCACTTATCCATTTCAATTATTAAGTCTTGTAGTTTCTACATTCTTATCAGGAATGGCTGAGGGCGGTGGAATATTAGGTGGATTTCAGGCAGTCTTGGGTGTTACAGCAGGAACTGCAGCATACTTTGCAACAATTGTAGCAGCGATTACTGCCGCATTGGTTTATTTATATCAAACGAGTGATAGCTTTAGACAGTTAGTAAATGATTCAATAGGAGAACTTGTAGGAATTTTAAATAATTTCTATAAGAATATTCTTGTTCCTATTTTTGATTTCTTATTAGATTTGTTTAATACAATTATCGTTCCTTTAGCAACCTTTATAGCAAAAGTCTTTGTAAAGGCAGTAGAAGCAGTCTTTACTATAGCTCTTTCATTATGGAAAAACGTTTTGGCACCACTAGCTAACTTCTTAGTAAGTGTGCTTTCAGTAGTATTACAAGGTGTCTTGGAAGTATGGAATACATGGAAACCGGGCATTGAAGCAATTGGAAAAGCAATCAATTGGGTATGGGACAATGTTCTTTCTCCATTGGTTGACTTTATTCTTGGGTCATTCAGCGATACATTCAAATCATGGGGCGATTTGATCAACAAATTGATTCCTGATGTTATTGAAATCTTCCAAGGATTGACTGATTTTTTTGTTGGAGTATTTACTGGCGATGAAAAGCGTTGTTGGGAAGGAATTAGAAAAATATTTGAAGGATTCTCAAGCTTTCTTAAAAATATCTTTGCAACTGACTGGACACAATCATTTGGTTTATTAGGTGTTCCTCTTAATGCATTCTGTTCAACGGTTACAACTATTTGGAACACGATAAAAGGTGTCCTAAATGGAATTATCACGTTTATTAGAGGTGTATTTACTGGAAACTGGAGACAAGCATGGGAAGGTGTTAAACAAATCTTTTCAAGCATCGTCAGTGGATTAGCAAATATTTTTAAGGCACCAATCAATGCAATTATCAGTGGAATCAACAGTTTCATTGGTGGATTAAATAAAATTAAAATTCCTAATTGGGTTCCAGGTGTCGGTGGAAAAGGATTTAATATTTCAAAAATTCCAAAATTGGCTGAAGGTGCAGTTGTTTCAAAAGCAACTCCTGCAATCTTTGGGGAAGCAGGAACTGAAGCAGTTATCCCTTTACAAAGAAATACTAGAGGTTTAGACTTAATTGCTCAAAAGATTTCTGAAAGATTGCCACAAGTTGATAATGGTAATGGAGGTACTTATGTTATCAATTTAGTTTTAGAAAATGGTAAAGTTTTAACTAGAATGGTGATTGATAATATCAAAGAATATGAAGCGCAAACTGGTAAGCCAGTATTCGATTATTAATTAGGAGGTGTAGAATATGGCCGATGAAGCTAAAATAAAAGTGAATGGTGTATTATTACCTACGCCTTCTGATATCAGTGTTGAAATCCAAGATTTGGATGGTGATAGCATTAGACCTATCGCTACAGGAGTTTTAAGGCGTAACAGAATAAGGTCAAATATGTTGAAAGTGACATTGACATGGAATCTAAAGACATTTGTAGATGTCATGAGCATTCTAAATGCAGTTACTCCTGCAGAGTTCAATGCGGAGCTGTATATTCCTGATCATGGAATACGTGGCACCAAAAAAATGTATGCTGGAAATAAGAAATTTAATTATGTAAGGACAAAGGTTGGGCTCAAAGCACAATCTTTTTCTTTTGCTTTGATTGAGGTGTAGAAAATGCTTATTAAATATGGAGATTTGGATGTAACCCATCGTTTATTGGAATATAAAGTATCTGTTGCCTTTGCAAAGGGATATCTTATCGGGAATGTTCCTACAATGCAGTTGAATCTTAAATTCGATAACTACGATGGCATCCTTGATGATTTGGATATAACCAAGTATTGGGAAGTACAGGAAAATGACAATAGCGATGTAAGATATTTCAAAGTATATGATCAACCTGAAAAATATACAAAGTCATTGAGTTTGAAACTATATGATGATAACTATGAATTGGATGTTCCTTATGCAACTCAATTATCTTATCCAGTAACAATTAAAGACCAGTTATATGAAATAGAAACGCTAACTGGTTTTTCTATTGTAAGAACCAATATTCCTGCGTATGTCTTAGAAAAAGAGGTTTCCTGGTACGATAACACCATTGTCATTAGAAACTACTTAGGATGGATTGCTGAGCTTTTTGGAGCAAATGTATTTGCAAGTGGTAAAAGCTCTCTTGAATTTGTTCAAGTAACTAAGGATGTGTTTGCTAAAACAGATACGTTAACAAACTATGAAAAAAATGAATTGTACTGCGTGTCTAGAATTTATTATGAAAATGGGTTAAATCCATTAGAAAAAGGAGATACAACGGGTAATACCATATTTCTAGATTCTAATAATTTATACTTAACAGATGAACAAAATTTGATTGATAAACTATATGATCAATTAAATGGATTAACATTTTATTCAACAAAAAGCATATCAATGATTTCAATAGATAACTTGTTACCAGGATGTTTAGTAAATTATAATGATGAATTCAATTTTATGGTTACCGATTTGTCTATCACATATAAAGGTGGAGAATTTTCTATAAGTGAAGTTGATGGAAATACTCCAACAAAAAACGAAGAACGTGTTATTAAGAAAATTACCAATTCAACAAGAATTAGAAAATTACAGATAACTCAGGACCAAGAAAAATTAAAATTAGATATTGTTGCTAAAGAGCAAGAAGATCTAAATACAAAAATGGGTGAGTTATCATTATCAAATGAAGAAATCAAAACAAAGATTAATGAAATAGAATCCAAAATAGATGATTTGGATGTTTCATTGATTACTGTTAATCTTGTACCTAGTGCAACTATACTTAATAGTAATAATCAAAATATCGAAATATCCTGCCATGTTATGAATTCTAATGAAGATGTTACTGATAATTATAATGATCTAAGTTTTCAATGGTATTTAAATGATAAAAAATACAAAACAGGTAAATTTATCACATTAACTCCTGATGATATTAATATGTCAGTTAATGTCAAGTGTGTATTTACATTGGACAATATTCAATTTGATACAGGATACACAACAATAGTTGATGAAAGTGATGCAGTTCATTTAGGAAATAGTTTTCTAGACGTTACTAATACTACATTAACTCAAAAATTAAATGACAACGGAACTTACATTCCTGATTGGACCATTACACCAGCAATCATTACACCTTGTATTATGGACGGTAATGTAATTATAGAATTAAGTAATTGTACGATTGGTTATAAAAAAATAATCAATAGTAAGGAAGTCGACATAGACAGTAGTTATGAGATCGTAAAAGATGGTATTTTATCAGTTAATAAAAATATTATGACAAACAAATTTCCTAATGTAACATACGTTTGTGATGTTGCATATAAAGGTACTTCGATTAGATTATATGTAAGTTTTTCATTAGCTGAACAAGGAGTAGGAATTCAAAATATTACAACCTATTATTTAGCATCAAGTAAAAGTAAAGATATAAGAGTAGACAGTGAGGGATGGACAACATCTATTCAAACTATCAATGCAAATAATAAATATCTATGGACATATTCAGTTACAAATTATACTGATGGTTCATCAAAAACAAGTGAACCACTTATAATGGGAACTTATGGTGATGATGCAATAACTCTATATATTGAATCCTCAAATGGAAATACATTCAAAAATAGTGATATTGCAACTATATTGACAGTTCATATTTATGTCGGTGCTGAAAGAATTGAAAGTGCTGAACAATTGGAAAAAAGATTTGGCAAAAATGCATATCTTCAATGGCATGTAAAGAAATTTGGAGAAAAAGAATTCTCACCTATAGATATTGAAGATACAAGAATAAATGATAAAGGATTTATATTTACTATAAGTCCAAGAGATATAAATAAGAAAGCAGTTTTCAACTGTGAATTAAATTTGGAGGAATAAAAGAATATGGCAATCAAAGCAAGTAATCAAGTAGATTTATTAGATATGACGGATGGGTATACCGTTGTATTGACAAATGATAACTATACATTTTTAGGAACTACTACTGCTGTTAATGGAACTCAAACAACAAGCACACAAGTAATGGCTTTGCAAGGTTCTGAAACAGTACCCGCTAAAATAGGTACAATTACATGCCCAACAGGTATTAGTGCTGTTAGTGATGGAAAGACTCCAATGCCTACTATCACAATTACTGCAACCAGTGCATTAACAAAAACAGGTAGTTTCACTATACCAGTAACTGTTAATGAGGGAACGGTAAATGAAGTAACTATTAACAAAGTATTTTCTTATTCTATTGCTTTTAAAGGAAATCAAGGAATTCAAGGTACAAGTGTTAAAATCTCATCTAAATCAATTCAATATGTCGGTTCTTCAAGTGGTACAACAACACCAACTAGTGGATGGCAAGATACTATTCCATCAGTTAGCGCAGGAAACTACTTATGGACAAAAACAACAGTAACTTATAGTGATGGTACTTCTACAGTATCTTATTCAGTCGCTAGACAAGGCGCTAATGGTTCATCACCTACAGTATCTAAAACAGTTACTGAATACGTTCAATCAACAAGCGGAACAACAACACCAACTAGTGGATGGTCTACAACTCCACCAACAGCAACTGCTGGGCAATATATTTGGACAAGAGTAACAGTGACTTATAGTGATGGTAAGACAGCTGTTAGCTATACTGTATCTAAAAATGGTGCTAACGGGGCAAAAGGTGATAAAGGAGATAAAGGGGAAACAGGTGCTAAAGGTGATGATGCAATCTATATGAATATTACTTCGTCTAATGGAAATGTATTTAAAAATACCGCAATTGCCACAACTTTAACTGCACATGTTTATAAAGGCGCTACAGAATTAACTGGCGCTGCTATTACAGCTTTAGGAACTATCAAATGGTATAAAGATGGTGGAACAACTTCTATTGCAACTGGTCAAACATTTACTGTCAGTGCAGGTGATGTAACAAATAAAGCAACTTATACTGCTCAATTAGAGGGATAATATATGGCAGTTAAATCTAGTGCAATTCTGACTTTGATTAGAATTGATGATGGAGAAGATGCAAGCATTAGAAGTGCAACTGCACCTAGTGATACTACAAAGTTGTGGTTTGATACAACTACACAAACTTTAAAGAGATATGACAGTTCAAGTGGTACTTGGGAAATTGTTAATGATTATGCTGATGATATGAACAATATGAGACAAGAAATATCTGTTGAATATAATTCAGCGATAACTCAATTAAAAAACTCATTAACATCATTAGTAGAAGAACTGCAAACAACAACTACTAATAATACAACATCTATCAATAGTCTTAGTTCTCAAATTATTCAAAATGCCAGTTCAATTCAGTTGGTTACGAATAACGTTAATTCTATTACTGATAAGCTAACAGGAGTTGCTACTAAAGAAGAAATTTCTCAATGGGCAAAATTTGAAAGTGGAGTATTAAAATTAGGATCTAGTAATAGTCCATTTGATGTAAGACTGTCCAATACGGAACTTGGCTTTTATGAAAATGATAAAAGAATTGCTTATCTTTCAAACCAACAATTGAACATATCACAAGCAGTTGTAATGAAACAAATCAACCTAGGTACTTTTCAAATTATCTATGATGAAGATTTAGGCTTGTTAATTTTGTAGGAGGGTAATATATGGCAACATTTGGAACCACTAATAAATATATAAACTATAGTGTCAATTCGCAGGAACTGTCATATGACATCAATTCTAACACATCAGTTGTTCGTGTTTGGATTGATGTATGGCGTACAAATACAGGAAAAACGACATATGGTAATGGTACAGTATATGCTCGTATAAATGGAACAGTATATAGTGCTGGAATAGGTACTGGCCAAAAAATTACTTCCAGTGCAATTCGATTAGGAACTTGGGATGTAACTGTAGGACATAATAGTGATGGTTCAAAGTCAATCGGTGTAAGTGGTTGGATCAGTCATGATAGATTCAGTTCAAGTGAAAATGGATATACACATGCATTAACTACTATACCTCGACAAGCCAATATAACCGATTCACCAACAACTTTCAAAGATACTGATAATCCTTGGTTCA